GCTCAACTGGAGCTACTGGCTCCTGATTTACAGGTTCTTCCTGTACAGGAGTGGGTTCATTTACTTCGGGATTTACAACATTTTCCATTTGATGTTCCCCTCCTTCTGTTGGTTGTTTTTCAGCCTCTTCAACTTTAGCCTTCAAATCAGCCAATAGAGAAGAGAACTTATCATATTGAGATTTATATGTATCATCATTCTTACTAAAGAATGAAGATACGGAAAAACATGGTTCGTGATCACCTATAATACACAATCCCATGATTTCTGCTTTGGTGTAAACAAAATATTCTGTGTCTCCGATATTTGCCCAATCACCTTCGATTGAGTTTATATCAAGTTCCATAGATTGATGTTGGCCTACTACGAAATTGGCTTCATTAAAGTATTTAGTGAATAATACTACAGAGAAAACTGCATAATCACGTTCTACACCATCAGTATCCTTGAATGGTTGCCAACTATCGAAGTATTCAACATAGCCATAAGCGCTTGCAAGTGTAGGACCAGTATGACTTGCCCAACCTTGAGACTCGGGATCAAAAAATCCAACTACTGGGGTATCACCTTTCGTCGCGCTATTAATTAACATTTCCGCAACATCATCTTTAATATAAGACCCATTGCGATTACCATATTTAGTAAAGACGCCAACTTTTAATCTATTAAGATTAGAAGAACCATTTATAGGTTCAGCTGGCGAAACTATTACAGCATTATCAAAATAAATTGGAATGTTTCTTTTCATCAGTTCCACCATCCTTAACCTGCACTATCAATATTGGCTTGTGTTTTTTCAGATTTATTTTCATCATCTAATTCTGGTCTTCCGCCCTTATTAGTTATGTTTTTTACTGACACTGTTGTACTACTATTTTTTTCTCCAGAATTATTTTTTTTCGCTGAATTTTCATCGCCACTTTGTGTGTAGGAAGAAAGTAACGGAATCATTTTTTCATCTAAATTCAAGAACTCATTTTCAAAATCAATAGTACTAATTAGATTACGTTGTTTTACGCCCATTGCAACGCCCGCGCGCATTTTAGAGTAACCAAATTGTGCACCTTGTAGATATTGTGCTTGGTATTCTTTGATATTAAAAACAGTAGTTGGTAAAATTTCAAAATCAAATACTAGACCGGTACGAGCAAATCTACTGTTGATTAAATAGCGAATCCATGTCTCATATGCGCTTAAATAAATACGCATAATGCTTTCTAAACGTTTGATAACATAAGCAAGAGAAGAACTATTTTCTGCATTGAATAATAATTCACTGGTGCCTAATGCTTCCCAAGCATTCTTAGAATATTTTTCAAGACGGTTATTAGCTTGTGACGCCGCAGAACTGTCCTGTAAATTTTCTAGTGTGGTTTCGCCAAATGTAGTTAGAACATCAACAGTATCTAAATCTTGAAGCATATTTGCGACACCGGCATGAATCTGTTCTACTTCATCTAATTCAAATACTAAATGTCCATCATTGTCAATTGGCATTCTTTGAATTAATAGCTTATATAATTCATTTTCATCGCGCTTTTTTTCACGACCTACACCATCTTTTAAATCTGAAAGATCAGGTATCGCCGCTAAGAATAATGGAGTGGTATCTTCTGTAAAGCAGAAGGTTACGCCGCCAGAACTCGCTGGAACCATAACCCAAGGATCAGTTAATTTCTTATTTTTCCATTTTTTCCATGCAGTCTAAATTATTTCTGGAAAATTTAATACAGCTGCGTCACGTAATTCATCTGTTTTATATGTTGATACAAAATAGGTGATGTCAAATTCAAGTATATTAAGATTATTAAAATCCTTAAAGCGTGTGCGACAGTACCGTATTGGAAGATCCTATATAACTGCTTTCCCGCCATGTTCTTGTAAAATACCATAATATACCCCGGTCTTTAACCATTCACGGGTTATACGAGATAAAGTATTTTTAATATCTAATGCTTCTACAAAAGCGCAAGCATTATAAAACGCTTTAGTGATTTGGGCTTTTGAGCCTTTCCCGCTCTCATAAATTGGAGTTACTAATGTATCGTATAATGGTAATGCCGCGAGAAAATCTACGTTATTACGATAGCGAGCATTCGTTCTATAAAAATAGCGCGAAAGTTCTCGAATCGCCGCGGAATCGCCGGAACGAATGATCTCTTCAATTTGTTCAATTGTATACATTCTACAACTAACTCTATTCGCAGTATCTCCACCCCAGCGAGAGGTGCGTTCTCGTGTATCTAATGGAACATAATTTATACGAAACTGAGGCTTTGCAAACATAGTTTTAAAATCCTAACCCACAAAAATCACCTCCTACTTTTAGGAGTGAAAAAGCCGAACTATCCAATGTTCTTTTTTTTCTTTTTAAAAATTTCTTTATCTTCATAGTATTTTACACGATAAAGCGCATATTCTAACGCACTAAATCTATCCTTTTCTAATGATTTAGAAATTCGTTCTACCTTGAACTTATTTTCTACACCGGTGGGCTTTAAGCGCAAATTATTAAGTTCATCCATTAGACGAGAAGTCATTTCATATGGTAATAAGAATGCTTTCCTGTCATATGGTGTCATCTTTTGTCCTTTCTTGGTTTGCATCATCTTATCTTTAACAATACGTTCATGCGCCAAAAATGAAGTAGAGCCATTATTTATTGAAGAAAGGAAAGCCGAATGGATTTCGTCTTCATTAGAAGATCCCGCCTTAATATCATAAATAATAGCATTATAATGAGCATTTGGAGTATCTTGTTCTTTGCTCATTTCCGGCGGCAAATGGTGTTCATCATTAAAGGTAAAATAGGCTGGAAATACTTCACCCGTTGTATTATCAAAAGAAGGAAGTACCATAGCATCCATTAAACCAATACCAGGACCGTTACCGTCGATAACTATTTCGCGAGGCTCATATAATTGAATTAATTTTTTAAGGCGTGGTGCCTGCTCTGTAATATAGTTCGTACCATTAATAACTTCAGTATAAACCACATTTTTCCTAAAACGCTGGTCCCCGGGCAGTACTTTAATTACCATAATCGCCGTATTCGCATTATAGCGGCCAACGTCGCATCCAATCAAGTACCAAGCGTTTGGATTGCCAGGAGTTGCAGTAGCCTATCTCTCACACTTCAATAATGATCTATGTTTATTTAGACGGCGAGAATCTAGCCACGCATCTTCACTATTACCAGTCCAGATTGATAAATTTTCACGCGCGAATGATTCTTCGCTAACGTTATTAGAATAACGTTGGTCTAACATTGTAGCTTTATCAATAAGACCATAATGTAAAGGCACTTCGTAAGAAAGACCCCAACAGAAGTATTCGGTCGGCCGCAGCACGGCATTAACCGCAACTTCAATCAATCTAGAATACATATAAACTGTTCTATTGCTTGCAGTAGTAATAAAGGTCTGTGGAGAAGATGGCTCATCTGGATTTAAGGTACCATCAACTTCACGGCGTTTAACGTTAAGTTGCGGCCATAGAATTTCGGTGAATGGCTGTTCCTCAATAAGAGCGCACTCTTCCCAGATCGCCGCGCAAGCACGGAGACCACGAGAAGTATCTTTTGCGACTACTGTAATAGAACTACCATTCTTAAAATATAATTCATAGTAATTCGTACTAGATTTAACGCCGGTTTTTCCATCTTCCGCACGGGTGGCTAATTCCTTTTCCAAAAGCGGCCAATGACGGAAGAATTGAGCGAACTTATCTTTCGCAATATTAATAACTGTACCTTTTACTTCGGAAGCAAGCATTATAGTAGAACCGGGTAATAGTACTGCACGCACAAGCGCGCATAAATAAGCTGTGAATGATTTAGAGGTAGCACGCGTTGCAGTCCAGAAGTGGTATCTGTAACGCATGGACGCGCGCAATGCAATTCTCTGATATGGTAGTAAGTGAAAGTTTTTGGCATCTTCTGAATCCTGTATCATATCCAAAAATAAGTCTGGATAAAGAATCCAAAGATTCAAGTATTTTGTAAAAAGTTCTTGATTGGAGTCAAGAAATTCGCGCGTGAGTGTAATACCTTTCTCAATCGGTATTCCATCTCTCATCACTAATTCACTCATCTGTACCCCCTCCATATCCTAATTCAGCAACGAGATCATCGCCACCTTCATATTCAATATTGGCGGTTTCATCCAATTCAATCTTTTCGTTTTCAATTTCTTCGAGGCGTTCAGTCATATTATAACGAGCCTTTTTATCTTCAACTTGTTCGGCAAAATTGCCCTCATTATGTACTAAACGCGCCAAGTAGTTCTAAATATTTTCCATAAGGAAATCTATTGAGTCCTGTGGTTCAGTATGCCAGTTAGGATGCCATCCTTTCTTTCCATAATAAACCATAAGTTCGCCAACAGATTCAAAGTCAGCCGCAGACTTTGCATTAGAAGCTGTAAAGTTGTATGTTTTAACAATATCGTCAGCTTGCTTCATCATCTTAGATACATCTGCACCTGCGCGCAAGCCTTCCTTAATATGCAACTATAATTCACAAAAGTCACGAGCCTTTTCTTGCAGAATCGGTGTAGAAACGTTTTGTGTTGCAATAATCTAATTATAAAAGTTGTCTAACCATAAGAGCTGTTCCGGCTTATAAGCACCAGACCAAATTTTTCTTAATCTCTTTAATCTCGCATCATTTAATTCCTTTATCTCATCATCAATTGTACCTTCGGCACGTGCTTGGCGCCATCTTTCATTTTCGTCTTGCCACTTCAAGGCTTCATAGTGATCATCATATAATAGGTTGAAGTAGGCAGTAAGTGTATGGTCTTTATGCTGCGCATATAACTATGTCCATTTATCAAGATCGAATGGAAGATCGAGCCAGCGCATTAGGCGGTCAACTTCTCCCAAATTATCTTGCTTTACCATAGTTTCAAGACACGGTGTACAAATATAACATTTCCCATTAGGGAAGAATTTGGAGGGCGTAGAACGGAAGAATTCTTCAGGCTACTCGCGCTTACATTTAATGCAGCGTCGGGTCTTTCTTTCTGAGGTCTCCATCGCTATTTATCACTCCTCTTTTAATACGATTAACCTTATCACACTCTTTGCAAGTGTTGGAGAGTTTATCCTTGTGGGCGTTATTGCGGCTGAAAAAGAGGGTATCGGCCGGCAGCAACTTCCCGCAATGAATACATTTTTTGCGATTTTCTGGCGGAGTTTCGATTTCGAGTCGGCGCATTTTTGCGGCTTGCGCGATCTTTTTCGGAATCTCCGTACTAATAATAGAAACAAGATAGTTTGGAGAATATTCGGTGCCATAGCGGGCGCGCATTTCATCGAGAATGTCGTCATAAGCCATTCCATGCTTTCTCATCTCAATAAAGAAAAGGCGCAATTCGCTAAAATTACATAACGATACATAGAAGTCAAAGTCCCATAGGAGGGTGCGCCCGTAGGTATCAATCTTCTCTTTAAGCGCATCAAATAGGACGCAATACTAATTGAGTAGCGCGCGAATATGTTTAGGGTTCTCCCAATCAAATGTATGCTCGCAAACAACCCACTTAACCTCTAACTAGTCCCCCTCCCCTCTAGTCTCATAGTCTGCGAGATTGCGGGAAATGCGGGATGTATAGGAATGCGTTACGCGATATTCCCAATCGGCGTAAGGAATCCAATAGAAGCTGTCGCCGCACCAATCATAAAATTGGGTTTTTGGGTGATCTAGGTTTTGGAAATGGAGTGTAGGTTTCGCGCTATCTTTCAAATAATACTAATGTCTTCTAATATCAATAAGGTTGTGTTTGAGCTGATATATGCGATAGGGATCGGTTACGAGGGTGTCGTTTTCGTTCGGTACGACTTTGCCCTATGCAATATCAAGCATGCGCTGCCACCTATCAATAATTTCCCATTGCTCAATCATGCCGGGGACGTCGGAATCACCGGGGTCAATCATCTCGCCAGTCTTCTTATCATATTTCGGCTTATTGATGCAGGGTTTTGGGGCTGTGTATGCTGAGCGCTTGTAGGCGCTTTGAAGCTATTGCTCATCGAATCCCGGAGTCTCCATAATCTCATCAAGCGACTAAACCTTATCATCTTTCGTCTTATAACTCTTATATCTCTTATTCTTATCAATTGTTTCATTACGTTGAATTGAGTTTTGCCCATTTTCGTCCTTTCCGTATAGAATGTAGGATGCCATCTACTCTAATTCGGTTGGAGACGGGTCTGTGTCAAGCGTGTCTAGGATTTCCTCTATCGCGGCGAGTCGGTCTGTATCACGCTCGATGTTAAAATTTAGTGAGTACTTTTTTCTCATTGGAGTTTCCCACCTCCTTTACTCCATTATATCATGTTTGGTTCTTAGTTGTCAAGTATTGGTTTTATTTATTTTTGGTTTAAAATAAAAAAGTTGGTGGTTTGAAAATAAAAAAGTTGGTGGAATTTGGGGAGCGCCCCTAGTTAGTCGCGACTAACTCCCTTTAAAATCCCAAAAGCTACCCCGGGGCTGCTGGGACCTGGATATGCTGCCCGACAACGCAGTAATTTCAAGGAGTCCAGGGCACCGGATTTCATCCGGAAATCCGGCGCAATTTCCCACCCGCCATCGACCGCCCTTCGAGTTAGTCATGACTAACTATTTCGTTTGAGAACCGTCCGCCGAGTTAGTCATGACTAACTATTATCTTTGATAAAAGATTTCGACCGCCGATACCTTTGATAAAATATAATTGGGTGCGCAATACCTTTGATCAAATATTATCGGTAAAATTTTTGATGCGCCGATGCAATGCAAAAAAATTCTTCCCCGCTTAGGCGGGGAAGTATCTTGCAAGTGTCCGTTCGTTTGTCAGTTCCGCGCCGTTCAGTTTTATCTGAACGTTTTTGCCGTTTATCACTGCATCCGGGCCGATCCAGAAGGGAACCGAATCTTTCACCCACTGTTCACCCGTGAACCGTTCCGTAATCAGCTTTTCGAACATCTCACCTTTGTTCCAATGGGCGTCCATCAGCAGGTCAGCCGAGCCGAGGAGCAAGGCGGTTGTCCGTAGGGCTTTCATCTGTGCCGACTTCATCTTGATGCGGATTTTTGCGAATCCGCCTTTGGCGGTGCTTGCGTGGTCCATCTTGAAGTAGGTGGAGAGTTCTTCGAAGGTCAGACCGGGCATCACGTAGAGCAGTCCGGCAATCACGAACCCGAGCCAATATTCATGTGCGGCGGAGTTCTTGTTGTAGGTGGTGGTCATGGTGGTCATTGTCATGGTTTCGATCCCCTTTCCTTTTCTTCGATTAGATTATACCACAGGCCGGCAGAGATTGCAACCCCTTTTTTCGATTTTTTCCAAACTTTTTCCATTAACGTTAATGTTGTACGGTCGCGCGCGAACAACTTAAAAAAGCGCAGGTTCGCCGTTGGTCCCAGCGTCTTGCGTTCTTCCTCTGATCTGTCTTTATTATACAGGACGCCGGCGCATTTGTCAAGCACTTTTTTACAAGAGAAATAAAAAAAAGACGGGACTTTGTCCCGCCGTTCCATCTTTACAGGATGACTTTTTCTCCCTTGGTGGTCAAGGTGATTGCAATCTGTCCGCCCTTGATCCATTCTTTTGTATTCCTGCTATCATCATCGATGAGGATACCATCCTCACGGATGTAATCAATTTTCCGACCGTATCCAACGATACAGATGAAATGGTCTTTGTCAATCGCAGGAGCATACTTTGCAAGCCAATCAATCTTTCCCTCGCGTGCATCTTCACTCGCCGCCTTGGTGAGGATGTAGCAAGTTTCACCGGAAGTAATCAGCGCGTTCAGTGTTGCAACGTTCTCAGCGAAAACAGGCAGGTTAGCGAGATAATCACGGGAGCAAGCAAGTTCGCGGTCCCCGTTGTAGTTCTTGTGAAAGTCAGCCAGCACGCCATCCATGTCCCAGTAGTAAGTCATCGTTCGTTCCTCCCTTGCTTTTCTGTGATCATTATAGCATGCCTTTGCCGGTTTGTCAAGTACTTTTGAAAAGTTGTTTGACCTTTTTTGACTTTCCCATCTTCATGGGGAAGCGGATTAATCCGCTTCATCCCATGCATCCCACTCGGCCACGGTCAGGCCGAACTTGGCGAGGCCGTAGGTCAGACGGCGGAGTCCGTTGCGGGCGGTCTTGGAATCAAGATTCCAACGATCATATTCGGCGTCTTGCAGGTGGTCAAACTGAGCATCGGTCATAACGTTGCAGATGATGTTGTCGATTTCTTTCATGGTCTTCATTGTGTGGTACCTTCCTTTCTTTTTTCGTTCCTTTCCTTGGAACAATTGTATTATAGCACAGGCCGGCCAGATTGTCAACACCTTTTTGAAAGTTTTTTCTAACTTTCTACATTAACGTTAATGTTAAAAAAGGGCATGTTCACCATGGGTCCGGGTCTTCTTTTGCTTCCTTCCATCTGTCTGTATTATATCATGGCCGGCTAAAAATGTCAACACCTTTTTATAAAAAATTTAGCCGGCCGGAATAGTTAGGTACCTAACTATATAGGTAAAAAGAATGAGTTACGCGAGAGCGTAACCCATCTTTTTCAGTTCCGCAATGTGTGCGGTCATAGCGCCTTTCGTCTTGAAGTAGTCGCGCGCGGTTGCGCGTCCATTGATACGAGTCGATACATAGTAACCCTTGCTCATTTTCACGATTTCGTAAGTCTTCATTGTGGTTTACCTTCCTTTCGTTCTTTCCGTCTTTCGACATTGTTATTGTATCATAGTTTCCGGTTGTTGTCAACACTTTTTTGAAAAAAAGTTAAGGAAATTTTTTAGATTTCCTCAACCTCCAGAATGTCGAAACCGTGGCACAGGATCCGATCCAAACCATTCTTCCAAACGATAGCGGTCTCGATCTCATCCGTGAAGAGGTTCAGCAGGGTGACACGGACTTTCTTGCTTTCGGTCTTAACGTTCTTCTTGAAAATGTTCTTCATCGTTCCTCGTTCCTTTCGTTTAGGGTTCTTGTCCCTTTCCACGGTCTTATTATAGCACACACCGGACAGAATGTCAACACTTTTTTGAAAAAATTTTTTTCATTTTTTTATAAAAAAAGGGTTGACAAAAGTTGGCCGGCCTGTTATAATAAAGATGCACCGAGGGGAGGGACAGGGGAGAGTGCGGGCACTAGTTAGTTATGACTAACTTTGCACAATAAAAAAAAGAAGGCTTTCGCCTTCTCATTCCTCCTCCTCGAGGAGGTCCGCCAGTTCGGCGAAGTCCTCATCGTGGAGTTCCGGGTTCATGTACCATTCAGTCATCTTTCTTCTCTCCTTCCCTCTTTCTGTACTTATTATAGCACAGGTTGGCCGGCTTGTCAACACTTTTTTGAAAGTTTTTTCAAACTTTTTTCAGCCGGCCGAGGCCGACCGCTTAGGCGGTCGGGTCCTCGCCGATCCATGCATTACACAGGAACCGCAGGTCTTCAACCGTGAAGAACTTGCAGTAATCATCCATCGTTTTACCGCCGAAGGGGTAGTCATTCTCAGCCATGTAAGCGAGGATTTCGAGCTTTTCGTTGTAATCGTTCATTTTCGTATCTCCTTTCATTTCCCTTTCCACGGTCTTATTATAGCATAGTTTCAACCGGTTGTCAACAGTTTTTTTGATATTTTTTAAAAATTATTTGTCAACCAAAATGCACAGGCAGACGGGGTTAAAAATCCCTCATAGACAATATCTATTATTTCATCATGCGTAAAATCATCATCATAGGCAAACATCAGCAGATTGCAAAAATCGCAAATCTTCCAATATCTTTCATCATCGAAAAACCGCCACAGATTGCCGTCTTTATCTTGACAGGTAATCATATAAACATTGTCCATCTGTTCATAACCCACCACAACTGCAAGACGGGAATATGTTTTCCCTTCTTCACGTTCAGCAATTGCACAGGATACAGAGAACAGAACCGCCAGAATCAGAATCACAGAAATCAGCTTTTTCATGGTTTTTTCTCCCTTCTTACAGTTCTTCAATCAATTCGCCATCTTTGTAAATATTGTAGTGAAAACCATACTGATCATATTTTTCAATTGCTTTTTCGCAACCTTCGTAGGAATCACCTTCATAGATTTTGACTTCATTTGTATTCGCTTCCATGATCCACACATATACTTCGTACATTTCCATTTCCTTTCCGGTTTAGGGTTTTCCTTCCCTTCTGACAATGTTATTATAACATACTCACCGGCGTATGTCAACACTTTTTTAAAAAATTTTTTTCGCCGGCCAAAATAGTTAGGTACCGAAAAAGAAGTGAGTTACCTCACTTCTTCATGATATTCAAGTACCGTTTTCCTTTCTATTGTGATTGTATACCGCCCGCGGGCGTACTCATAATAGACACGGCAATTCTCACATTTCCGCTCCTGTGCGTATTTAATGAAAGCAAGTAAAGCGGATTCATAGTTGAAATATGTGAATATCTCACACCGCCCGCCCTTGTAATTAATTTCCATTGTATACATTGTTCTCGCTCCCTTCCATTAAATGATACCCTTTTCCTTTGCCTGTTTCGTTACATCCGCACGCTGACGCTCGATTTCGGCACGCTCACGCTTTTCCATTCCATAATCATCGGACATCATGGCGACAAACTCGTTACCGTCAAGGATTTCCATCGCCTTGTTATATTCTTCAATCGTGGTGATCTCCCACTTCTTTCCCATCTGTACCATGCTCATCTTTCTTATCTCCTTTCCCTTTCTTCACTTGTATTATAGCATAGGGTTTCCGGCTTGTCAACCCCTTTTTTTAATTATTTTTAGAATAAAAGCACCATTTTTCGGCAAACACATATTCGAGAGAGAAACCGAGCTTTTCAAGGGTATGGCGCATTGCACCATTATCAATCCACGGCGTGCAACCAACTTTTCCGCTTGCCTGTCCGCTTACAGCTTTCAGCATCATTTGAGCATACCCCTTGCCGTTATTCTTGCGGTTAGTAACACACAGGCGTTTCATGGCAAAATAACCATATTCTGCATCATATACAAGGGACAGGATAGCAATAACCTTGTTATTGTCCATCATGACAAACTGCCGACCGAGGGAAATATCCTCTTTCACGTGGGCGGGCGTGATGTACTCGATACCCTTATTCTGAATCGCACGAACGATCTTGATGTAATCGGCGTTTACTGCTCTACGAATTTCCATTGCTTTCGCTCCCCTCTCTTGATGGTATAAGTATAGCATATGCCGGCTAAAATGTCAAGCGTTTTTTGAAAATTTTTTTTAAAAAGTTTTTTGAAAAAGGGGTTGACATATGGGGCCAAGTATGTTAATATATAGTCACGGAAGGGATGAAGGTAAGCGCCCTCAAATGCCACGCTACTACGGTAGCCACGGGGAGTGGGAACCAAAAAAAATGCTACCAGAGGGGACAGGTAAGACCGCCCTCTTTTTTTATATTTTTTTTGCAAAAGGGGTTGACAGATTCAGCCGGCTATGCTATAATACAGGTACAGTCGAGGACACCCCGGAGAGGGGAGAGAGGTTGGACAGGCTCACGAGGAGTCCAGGCCTCAGTTAGTTATAACTAACTCGATATAATAAATGTGCCCGAGCCACTCGGCTCGGGTCTTACACTGTCGGCGGGCGCCCTTTCCCGTCCGCTCCTGCGGGTGCGGTACCTGTGAATTTCACACGGTTCTTCGAGGGTCTTATCAGGGCTTACATCGCTCTCGTGGGCTTCGGGTCTCTGTCCGTTGCCTTGCCCTTCCGACATTGTTAGTATAACATATCCGGCGGATAATGTCAAGCGTTTTTTAAAAAAATTTCAGCCGGCTAAAATAGTTCGGTACCTAACTATATGCACAAAAGGAAAACTCCCTTGCGGGAGTTTAGATTTCAGTCCGTAGGACTTCAATCTCCTCTTTCATTTTAGCGATCTCTTTCCAAAGAGTAAGCATCCGCATCCACTTGTCATAGTTGCCTTCTCCCTTGCGGAACATATAGAAGTATCCACCATTGCGTTCACGATTCCACTCAATCCACTTTTCCATTTCGGCTTCGGTATCAAACCATTCGTATTCACCAGTTTTACCATGCCGACCATAATCATCCGTGAATGTCCACTCTACAAAATACCGCTTCATTGCTCTTACCTTCCTTTCATTTCGTCGTTTCCCTTTCGACATTGTTAGTATATCATAGTCCGGTCAGTTTGTCAACACTTTTTTCAAAAAAACTTTTTTTTATTTTTTTACAAAAAGGGGTTGACATTCGCCGGCAGATCTGCTATAATATAATCAGAGCAGGGGAGGAACCGAAAGGACACTGGGACCCACGGCGGACCTGCCTATCTTTAAGTTGTACATACAACCTTTGACTTTGACTATCTTTGACCTTCTCGTAGCTGGGCTGCACTTTAACACGCTAAATCACTAAACCTCGGCAGACGAGGTATGTTACAAAACTATTTTAGCCGGCTAGAAAATTGTTAACAGAATTGTAACACTTTTATCCTTGACAAACCGGTTTATAGGGTGTATAATGACGGTGAAATCAAGGAAAGGGGTTGCACAAGATGTCCATGAATGAAATGAAGGTTGCTTACTTCAACCGCTCAGCCGCTCACAAGTACGCCCTCGGCTTCGTTCTCAACGGTTGCCTGTTCGTGGTGACCATGAGCTTCGCTGAGCTGAGCCGTTTCTTCAAGCTCGACCGTGCGAGTTCCAAGCGTGGCGGTTTCGCCAAGATTCGGATTAAGCTGAGTTCGGCTGAGAAAAAGGCTCTGGCTCTGGTAGCTGAGTGTCTGGGAGCTGAGGACCTGCTGACAGCTGACCCTGCTCACAACAAAGGCGAGAACTTCGAAAGGGTTCTCACTGAGCGGTGGACAGCTGAGACCTGGGTCAAGGATTCCGTCCCCTTCTGGGTCGCTGGTGACATCAGAGTCAACGGCGAAGAGATTCAGGTCAAACTTGACGGAGCTGAGCTGACCAATGAGCGGACACTGGCACGGCTCGCCTAAGAGCCGGGCCAACCGCTTGACAAGCTACAAAAATTATGGTATAATAAAGATAGAAAAGATGGAGGTAAGCTACAATGAACACATATGCAGTATTTTTTGTAAGTAGGAATAAAGATAACACGGACGTAGAAGGATTCAAGCCTCGCAAGCGTTCTTTCTTGGCACATGACCCCGAAGCCTGCTATGATTCTTTTCGTAAGTTCGTAGATGAGGGCGTAAAGGGCGAAACATCCCGCTTTTATGTAAGCGTGAGTGAACGTGATATGGACAAGACCCGCAAGGCGCTCGCTTGCCATCTGGTCATGCATGATGAAGTAGACTTGACCAAAATGGAAGCACTTGTAGTTTCTTTCGCTATGCGCCCCGAGCATGAAATGACTAAAAAGTGGCTGTTCGATTTTGACTGCACGGATTACGATCTGAAAGAACAGTTTGTAGACGAGTTGGAACAACTCACAGAGTGCCCCGTATATGATTATCATACTCCGCATGGTTTCGCAGTGGTAGCAATGCATGGATTCAATAACCGTGATTTTCTTCCTCTGTGGAATAAGAAACTGCAAGAAAAAAATCCTAATTGGAGTGTTGAACTGAAACGCAACGCCATGCTTCTGCTAGATTGGGCGACTAAATAAGTCGCTCAATTTTTGGCCGGCCGAAAATTTTCAACTTTTCTGAAAAAGTGAGTTGACTTCTAATCCCGAATGTGATATTATAATCTTGTCAAGAGGGAGTAAAACCTCTAAGATAAATATGAATGAATGAGGTAACAAAATGTTGGACACTACATTTGCAATTATTATGGTAACAATTTTCGGCGCATGTGCTTTTCTTTCTTTCGTGACCATCATGAAAGATGAGGGAAATGGATTGGGATTGGGATCAATTATTATGGAAACTATTATCGGCGAAGGTACATCTCTCTCTTTCATGGCTATTATGAAAGGCAAGAAAAATGGGTGGGGATTAATTCTCTTTAATTTGGCCTGTTTTGTTTTGGCGTTTCTTTATTGGCGATGTCTCATTGTAAATGTATGAAGGCGTGGACGCTTGCCAATTTTGGCCGGCCAAACAATTTTGGTACCGAAATATACTTGACATATTATCTGTTATGGTATATAATATGAGTGCAAGGAAAGGAAGGTTGATTATGAATCTTGATATTTATACCGAAGAAATGAAAAAATCTCTGTGGGACAAGGCTTTCTTTATGGATAAAATCATCGGTGCAAAATGTGTTATTGACTTCGGATGTGCCGATGCTTCTCTGATTTGCATGCTTCGTGAAATTTTCCCGAGCATGGATTTCTATGGGTTTGATATTAACGAGGAGCTACTTGCCCGCGCCCGTGAGAATATGCATGAAAATGTAGCTAATAGAAAGTTTATCTATGGCGGTGATGAGCTTAACCTTCTACTTGCTGATGTTCTCACTCGTTATAAGGGCGAAGAAATTTGTATCAACTTTTCCTGCGTATTGCATGAAGTATTTTCTTCTTCTCCTTGCGGTCAGAGAAGCATTGAAAAACTTGTAAAGGTTCTTAACCCTAAATATATTACAGTGCGTGATATGTACGCACCTATTGAATTTTATCTCTCCGATTATCATATGAAGGTATATCCGAAAATTGAAAGAAAATATGTAGAGGAATTTGAAAACAAGTACGGTCCAATTACATGCAGCAATCACTTCCTTCATTTCATGATGAAATATCAGTGGAAGAATAACGGTTGGAAAGAAGAACTTGAAGAAGATTATTTTGCTTGGAAAGTTGATGATCTTCTTGAACTGATTAACCCCAAAGAATACAGAATTATATTTCAATGTCAGTATTTACTTCCTTTCTATGCCGATAAATGGGCTTACCTGAAACTCAACCCCTATAAAGACACAACTCACATTCAGTTAGTCATTAGGCGTGACTAACTGAGCCGGCCGAAAAGTTAGTGTTGACTAATTATGAATTTTGATATATAATATAGGAGAAAGGAAGGGAAGAACATGGAAAAGAAAGTAGCATGTTTCGGATTCGGACTCTTTATGTTCTGTATGTTTATGGCTTTTTTCACCACTAATGCGTGGCTATGGGGTTGTGGTGTTGGTTTGCTGATCTATGCTTTTGGTTGGTGCTTTTGGGAGGATTAAGTATGATTAATATTGTTCGTGATTGGGGTAGTCAGTGCGATGGTTGCGGTAAAATTAAAGATAATAATGTTTTGGTAATGATTTCGCCATATGAATATGCTTCAGTTTCAAGTTCCTTAAAACTTTGTCCTAGGTGTCGCCGTGAGTTGATTAAAAGGCTCATTACATTGAAGGAAGATTGATCTAGAACTCACGGAAATTGATGCTGAAAAAATGTAGCATCCCTTCTGCTATAATAAGGTTGTAAGAAAGAAAGGAAGGTAAGAGAAATGAATGATATCATGATTACTTGCAAGTGCCCCATGTGCGGAGCGATCACCTACGTGCCCTGTACTTTTGAACAGTATTCTCGGTACATGGACACGAATGCCCTGATTCAGGATGTATTTCCCGATATGGACATTCACACCCGCGAGACCATTATCTCTGGCATGTGCAAACCGTGTCAAGATAAGTTCTTTGTTCCCGAAGATGAAGAGGAAGAAGACGATGGCGTCCCTTGCGATGGTGTTTGTGATTTGTGTAACGAAGGCGATACTTGCCCTTGGTCCGATCTTCTGTCCTAACGGGCAGATTTCGGCCGGTCAACTTCATACTTTCGTAACAAAAATATATGTTGACTTGTAACAATTACTGTGCTATAATAAAAGCGTAGAAAGGAAGGAAGAACATGAATCGCACTTATAAGAAATCCGCAAGCTATCCGCACCCCACCAATTATCCCCTTCACAACCGCCACACCAACCACCGCGGTCTTCGTAAGCGGATGGATCGCCGTGACCGCCGTAGACTCAACAACTTCAACGAGGAGGATTAAAATGGAATTTACAGGATGGTTAACTCCGAGTGGTGAACTTATCAAGTGCGAAGGATATGCTCACGTAGATAAAGCAAGAAAGATTGCAAAAGAACTTGGTATCTATAAAGAGGATGAAAAACCCGATGAAACCTTACTTGAAAATGGTTGGGTTCGCATCTCTCGCCTAACCTATTTAGACCACGGTCTGAACTTTTGGGCATATGGTCGCATGACTACAATTCAGCGTCAGTTTCTGCGGACTATGTTTAACTATGATCCTACCGATCTTGCACATCGGTGCATTGAAAACCTTTATGCCTATGGCATTATTGAAGAGTATGAAAAACCAGACTATCATGGATAAGCAGACTTCGGTCTGCTTTTCTTAGCCGGCCGCAAATCAGCCGGCCAACTTTATTTAACAAAATTGTAACAAATTTATACTTGATTTCGTAACAATTATATGTTATTATATACTTGTCCGAAGGGGACAGGAAAGGAAGGAAAGAAAATGACACGGAAGTTCAAGGATCACCCCAATGCACAGGCTTATGTGATTGAAAGCGAAGACGGCTACAAGGCTCTTCAAAGCTATCAGACCATAGTAGCTGAAGTAGATACGGAAGGCTGGCTCCATATCAATGGACTGTACTCCATGACCACTCGTAAACATATCGGCTGGTTCATGCGAGAGCTGGGAATTAAGTATCAGCCCTATCAGCTGGCAAAACAGCTGTATAACGATCATGCTCAAATGAATATTTATACAGGGGAGGTAATCTTCAATGTCGTATAAAGATACAGAACTCACACAGGTTTGCCCTTACAACTGCTTTAATGAATGCTTCTATGAAGTGTGCCCATTTTTCACCTATGAAAAAGGTCAGGATGTGATTACTGACTTTTCCCCTATGAAATACCATCGGCTCCCCACTCAGACATATAAGACTTATATTAAGTCTATTGGATGTCGCAAAGTGGAAGCAGAAATCAAGGCAAGTCACCATGAACCCGATAATATTGAGGTTAATGTTAATAACCATACGGCGGTTCGTTCCTCTATCTTCTAATAACTTGAGGGTTCGCCCTCAAGTTTCAGCCGGCCAAATTTAGTCTTGACTAACCAACTTTTGTGTGCTATAATTACAGTGTCGAAAGGAGGAAGGGCAGATGAGTCCACCGCACCACTAAGCCAAAACACGTATAAACGGTACTATACGTGCAGGCAGTTATGCTACCGCTCCCTTGTTAACTCTGCTCACGGTTAACATTGCGTTATGAGAGCACGCGATGGTCTGATCAGCCATCGCCTTTTTTCGTGCCGGCCACCGTAACAAAAATTTAACAATTTAATAGTTGACTTTTATATGAGGTTATGCTATAATATGAATGTAAAAAGGAAAGGGGAAATGAAAGATGAGCAAGAAGAACAAGAACAAGCAAAAGACTTGGGTTGAAGTCTTTCAATCCGAACGCAAAGCGTTCCCACAGGGGTACTGCGTGACCCGTGTCATCCCAGACAAGCGGAATAAACCGCCGAAGCATAAGGGAAAAGAGTTTGATGAATGATGCGCTATTATGTATGCTTACATAGGCAAGAAAAACGATATTGGAAGAATCGTAAAACTTACAAGAAATCACGACATCAGCGCCCTCTGAAACGAGCAATTGAGAAATAACCGAAGCATAAAGAAAAGGAGTGGGAGTAATGAACATGAACTTCTGTCCCATTTGCGGAAGCGTTAATCTTGATGAAGGAGATTATGAAAACAACGGTGATGGAATGGATATTATTTATCTTTCCAAAATCTATCACTGCGAGAACTGCAAGAACGTTTTCAGACAAGTCCAGGAGTATAGACTTAAGGAAACCAAATTGATTTTAGAAAAATAGAGGTGATACCGATGAAGAAGATTGTAACCAAGCGCGTTGTATACCATGATGGCAATGGTAAAGAAATCATCAGCAATACCGAGTTTGATGGCAATCTGTCTGATGAAAACATTCTCGGCGCACTCCATGAAATTGGACGCACTAAATGGATCGGCAATAGCCTTTGGGTTATGAAGAACAATGTCCCTATCTACCGCATCACTGTTGAGCGGTATGAACAGTACCAGAAACGTTGGTATGAAAATCTGTTTGATTGGATTCGGCGCCGTTAATTCGGTGCCGAACCTTTTCAGCCGGCCGCCGAAATGGATTAAATGGTAAGAACTTTTCCCATTATAACTATTCCATTTATAGATTAATAATGTTATTATAATACTGCGCCAAGAGATAAAGAGAAAGAAGGAAAGAAAATGATCGTACGCCTGTTGATTACCGCGGTTGAGAATGAAAAAGTCCAGCAGGAAATCATTTCTGCCATTGAGAGTCAGTTCTCCGTGAAGGTAGAATTGGAAGATGTTTATTCCGATGATGATTACCCCGAAGATGACTACTGTGAGAACTGGGACAACCTCGAAATGGGATTTGATCCCTACATGGGTTGCTACTCTGATGATTGTTAAGGAGGACAACATGATGCGTAATCCATATCGTATTCAAGAAATTTGCCAGCGACTTGCGACCGCGTGGGAAAGAGTTCCAGACCTCAGACTCGCGCAGTTGCTTGAAGATGCAGAGGTCGGCTTTTATACCGAAGATGATAGAATGATTCAAATGGTTGAATCATTCGTAGATAGATACGCGCCAAAGGAAGGATGACCTTCCTTTTTTCAGCCGGCCAACATTAACGTTAATGTTTTAAAAATAATACTTGACTTTTTATAAAACTTATGCTATACTATAATTGTTCCAAGGGAGAAGAAGTCACCCGTACAAGAGCAGTAGGCGAAACTAGGGCCCTAGAGGTAACCGAAGATCTGGAGTGGTCACTGAGAACGACAACTCTCAAGGAATACAATAAAGTCACTTACGAATATCAATGGTTGCAGTAATATCGACAACGAGTGGACTGCGAGTAGTAAGTGACTTAGGCAACGTATGGCCTATCCTTTCATGGTGAGCAACCACCGCAGTTTCCAGAAGGCAAACTGAAAAGCAAACCTAGGGAAGAGTGTACAATCTTCCCTAGCTTTCTTATTTTGGCCGGCGCGATTTAACAGAATTGTAACAATTTCGTTCTTTTTCTGTAACATAATTATGGTATAATAATCATGTCGAAAGGGGAAAGCAAGCGAGCGGATGTACCCAATTCCACTTGCGAGTTTGAAACTAAAAAATAAAAAAAGTTTCAAAAACCCCTTGACAAAACCACAAAAGTGTGGTACAATAACAATGTCGGAAGGGAAGCCACTTCCGAAAGGACAGAGGGTTAAAGGCGGATTGGCAACCCCAAAGGTCAGTATCTGATGCCCCCTCTGAACGAAAAAGTTTGAAAAAACTTTTCAAAAACACTTGACATTACATCACAAATGTGATATAATGAATATGAAAAGAGGGGAAGGAAAACCCCACAAACCGAAAGGAGATTACCACCATGAAGAAATCCACTATGCAGACCATCGTCAACTACATCAACGACAACGCCATCGAGGAACTGTATGAAGTCCGTGATGAGCTGACCGCTGAGCTGGACAAGAACGCTGAGAAGGCTCAGGCGAACCGCGACCTGTACGATCAGGCGAAGGATGTTGTTCTGGCGAACATCGACCAGACCCCTGCAACCATCGCTGAGATTTTCGAAGCTGTCGGAGATAAGCTCCCCGAAGGCTTCACCAAGGGCAAGCTTCAGCACGGTATCACCAAGCTGTGGACTGCCGAGATCGTGAAGATCGAAGGTAATCCCAACACCTATCGGAAGGCGTAAGCCTTCCGATACCTAACAGAGTAATTAATGGGGTGCGTGAGGAAGTGGCAAGCGCAAGTGTTGCAGATCAGGTGGGAACAAGCAACACAAACCACGAGGGTTCGACCGAGGGTCTTATCCCTAAAAGACTCCCACGGCGTTGAAGGTCACGTAAACCTTGGCAGAAGTCCTTTGGTAGTATGCCCAGTTCTGCCTTAACAAAAACGAGAAACTGCCCACCGTTAACATGGATTCGCGCTTAAACTACCACCGACTTCATCTTGAAGGTATGTGGCTTAGTGGCAAACGGTATATAAGAAGGCAAAGTAAAGCGCACTTTGGGCGAGTAGCCTAGAGGTTAGGCAACTGCCTGTTAAGCAGTCTAACGTAGGTTCGATCCCTACCCCGCCCGCTCCCTTTCCTTTCCTTCCGTTTAGCACGCTGGCCCTAGCGTGCTATTTTTTTGGCCGGCCGAAAAAAGATGTTGACATTTTAGTTTTTATATGCTATAATGTGTATGAACAAAAGAAAGGAAGGTATTTAGGATGAACGCTATTTCCGTAAAGATGAAAGCAGATTATGCAGAAACTTTTTTCAACACAATCAAAATGGGCAAGTATATGCATAAGAAAGTCCAGACCCTTGTTAACTGTATTCTGACCTCTGAATATCAGAGCAAAAAGGAAATCTTCGAGCGGTATGCTTCTATGTTTGATGGACATACTCCCAATTATATCTTGGAAGAACTTGTCAATCATGGCATTGTGGAAAAAGAAATCCGTGAAGAGGGTATTACTCATATACCTTATTCAGGCTTTATATTTCCTCGTAGTCTTCAGCAATTCCGTTGTGAGAATGGAGTCATGGAATATTATGTAGTTGGTCAAGAACATATTCGTCTTAATCTTGCAACTGTAAAAATGGTTCCCAAAGATGGATATTATGATATTGAAGGCGTGCGTCTGCTCCCTCTCCGTAGAGCCTATTATCGCTTAAAGGAGTGCTAACAAGCACCCCTTTTTGGGCCGGCCATTTTAACATAATTGTAACATATTATTAACACTTTTGTTATTGTATTTCAGTGCAGATGTGCTATAATATAATTGTTCCAAGGGGGAACACGGATTGCAACCGAGTTCCGAACCACCCCAAAGTTCAGCGTTAAGGGCTTGCTCTCGTCATCTGCTTCGAGAATACGCTATATAAAAGTGAGGAAGATGGCAGTTAGAATGTGATTCCGCTACAGGATTGCTTAGAATCGTAACACGCGGACAAAAGTGAAAGAATATTTGAGTGGTATTGATATTCAGACGCTTTTGAAACAGTGAAAGTTTGAGGTATAACTATCCTACTGTGAAGGGAAAAAACCTTAATGCAGACCCCACAACTGTCTGCTCCGTTTCCTCCAGAGCTAACGGTAAAAGCATTGGATGGCTTTTAAGGACACCTACCAACAGGATACGTTGTTTCGACAATGACAACAATGGAGAAAAGGTTTGTTGGAGAAAAAGAGGAACTTGTGGGAAGTTCCTCTTTTTTCTTGACTTTTATCTTATTTTGTGTTATAATAAAAATGAAAGGAGAGATAGTATGTGGATTGAAGATTTGACCAAAGCATTCTGGATGCTTAACGGATTAAGTTTGATTTGTTGCGTTCAGCGGATTGAGAACAATGTCATTTACATGACCAATGGTGACAAGTATTCGGTAAAAGAACTTGTCGAAGAATATGATAAGGAGTATTGTAGCTAATATGAATGCAAAGATGCGGAAAGAACATGCTGAACTGCATAAGGATCTTGTTGATCTCTTAACAGATTGTGAAACTGATGAACAATATTATCAGCGTTTGGAATGGGCACGAGATATTATCGCCAAATGCTTTGATGATTTCATCGACAGAAATGGGGATGCCTAACCCCATTTTTGGCCGGCCAAATTAGTGTTGACAAACTACTTCATATATGTTATATTATAGTTGAACAAAGGAAAGGAGTTATCACGATGTATAGCAATATCCCATTAACCAAAGAAACCATTGATATCTATAAGGCACATCTTGAGAATGGTTCGTATGAAGAAGATACATATGCGACTAATGAAGATCGTATGGTAACACTTATTGACCCAAGTCGGCGCGGTTATTACCGCTACTATCTCCGCACAGTTGATGGGCGCTATCTTTCCAGAGCCAAAACCACTGATGAAGCAATACATTTCCTTATGACGGGTGAATACGGTGATTGCTATGATGGAGTCATGTGCCGATGGTAAGCGCAATTGGCCGGCCGAAAATTAACACAATTGTAATAATTTACCTCTTGACTTTTCTTTATAGTATGATATAATAAGATTACCCCAAGAGCGACGAAAGCGAGGAATAAATAATGCAGACAATTAAGAATTGGTTCGGTATTGAAGTCCCTTACCGCTTTGAATGGAATGACCTTCGATGCGGAATTACTATTCTTAACGTAATTCTGATTATGCTTTTTGGTTTGCAGGTATCATGGTTCGGGCTTGCGGTCGCACTCTTCGGTGTATGCAAAGATCTTTCTCAGCATCGGCACATCAATGATGTCCTGATGCATCTTTCAAGCGTAGTTCTTAACCTTTACTTTCTTTCCCTCCTCTATAAGTAGACTTCGGTCTACTTTTTCAGCCGGCGCATTTTTAGCCGGCGCGCAGATTTAATACTTTTGTAACAATTTACCCCTTGACATTTTCTCGTGTGTCGTGTATAATTTAGGTACAGAAAGGGAAAGGAAGGTACGAAAGAATGAGAACGATTTGGTGGGATATGGATGGTACGATTGCCAACTTGTATGAAGTTGAAAATTGGCTTCCGATGCTCCGAGCGGAAGACCCTACGCCCTACGCCGAAGCTGAGGTCATGTGGAATATGAGTCAGCTGGCTCGGTTGATGAACAGAGTTCAGCGGTTGGGCTACAAGCTGGGCATTATCAGTTGGGGCTCAAAGTTCAGCACTCCCGAATATCTGAAAGCTGTAACCGAAGCAAAGGAAAGCTGGCTTGAAAAGCATCTTGCAAGCGTCAACTTCGATAAAATCGTGGTGGTAAGCTACGGAACGCCGAAAAGCCTTGTGATGCAGACCGAAGATGACATTCTGTTTGATGACGAGCAGAACAACCGTGATGCTTGGCTTGGCGAAGCCTACGAACCTGAAATGATGTTCACGGTACTGAAAAATCTGTTAGGAGTGCGGTAATATGTTTAATAACATTATCAACGCTATGATTCGCGCTCTCGCAAGTATCTGCCCTAAAATTACTTGCGAGACTCTCGAAGTAGTAACAGAAAAGACCCCTGCAAAAGTTCTTTATCTCTTTGCTCAAAGAAAGAAATAGGAAGTTAGCTCACGCTAACTTTTGCCGGCCGCGAATTGTATACAGTATTCATACTTGACAAATTTTAAAATTTATGATATAATTATATCAGAGTTAAGGGATAGGAAAATTTCCTACTTGACAACTCGCCCAAGATGTGATATAATGTGACCGTAGAAAGGGGATATGAAATATGGCTATGACTAATGCTCAGCTCGAAAACAAACTCCGTAATGAATGTCTGGAACTGCTCCGCAAGACCTTTGATGGTGCTTATGGTTGCGATGTTCTCTCCGTAAGTGCCAGTGAACTCGCCCTTCCCGTAACCGATGCCGAAGGTGGTGAACGCTTTATCGTGGTAAAGGTCACTATCCCTCGTGGTACTCGGAATGGTAATGGCGGTTATGACCCCTACGATGGCTATGCAGTCGCAGAGGATTATGAACTGGCTTGCCAGGAAAAAGAGGACAAGAAGAAAGCGTCCGAAGAGAAGAAGAAAGCAAAGATTGCACAGGACGAGAAAAAGCGTGCAGAAAAGAAAGCGGTTGCAGAAGCACGCAAGGGGATTCTTGAACTCCGCAACATTCCGCTCGACAAGAAGGAGGATAAATAAGCATGGAGTACGTACAGGTTACATTTACTCAGCCTACGAATGATTGTGTAGACCCTGACAAGCCTTTTGGCGGTATCGCAAGATACGAGCATAATAAACTCATTCATGTAATTTGCGGATGTTGCGGGAATGTATTTTCTCCCGATGATGTGCGAATTATTCGCAAATTTGATGATTGGCTTCCCATCTCCGAAGAAATTATAGGCGAGTAATCGCCTATTTTTTTATTTCAAAGTTAGTTATTACTAACCACGGGCCGGCCGCGAAATTTAACACTTTTGTAACAATTATGCTTGTGTAGGGGGTTGACTTTTCATCTAAATATGGTATAATAAGTTTGTAAGTAAGGGAACAACCCACAGACAGAAAGGAAATTAGTTACATGAAAGACCTCTACATGGTATTCGACACCGAAGTATGTAACTGCCCTAAAATTGATGGACAGTTGGACACAAAAAATGGACAGGTTTACGACTTTGGTTTGCAGATTGTAGACAAGCAAGGTTTTGTATACGATCAACGTTCTATTGTCAATGAGGATGTATTTTTTGGTATGCCGAAAGCGATGGAAGAAGCATACTTTGCAAACAAGATTCCGCAGTACCTTGAAGATATGCGGATGGGTCGCCACGAAATTATGAATACATGGCAGATGTACAAAATGGTAAGAGAAATGTGCGGTGACTATGATGTAAAGGCTTGTATTGCACACAACGCACGATTTGACCTTGCGGTACTTAATGCTACCGTTCGGTATCAGACAAAGAGCAAACGCCGTTGGTTTTTCCCTTATGAAATGCCGATTTGGGACACTATGAAAATGGCTAATGATACCATTTGTAAGCAGAAGAGTTACATTGAATTTTGCAAAGAAAATGGTTACATGACTAATCACGCTGTTCCGCAAGTGCGTAAAACTGCCGAAATTTTGTGGCGGTACATCACAGGAAATCAGACATTTGAAGAAGAGCATACAGGACTTGCAGATGTAACCATTGAAGCACAGATTTTTGCAGAGTGCGTCCGTCAGCATAAGAAAATGGAGCGTCTCGCAGACCTCGAGGAAGGGGATATGTAACCCCTTCCTTTTTCCTTATTTCCGCCATGTAACCGCGCGCCGGCCAAAAAATTAGTGTTGACTAACTACCCATAGTGTGATATAATAATCACGAAAGGAAGGGATAATATGCGTAGTTATGAAGAACGTGCAAAGGATTTTCTGAAAAGGGTTTATCCTACTATTTCTCAGTATCTGACTGACCCTTATATGGTCGAGGAATGTATGGATAAATTTAATGAGAAAAATAACCGCGATGTTGTAGTATGTTGGGGTTCTGCTCGTGTCGCTCTTATTACTTCTGATTATGTCATTAAGTGGGAATATGACATGGACGAGGTAGGCTATATTGGCGGTTTTGAAGATGAATTAGGTCTGTATGAAAAAGCAAAAAAAGATGGCTTTGCTTATCTCTTTGCAGAAATTACGCCTTTTGAATATAGAGATTTTCCCTTCTATATTATGCCACGTATCCAAGGTGCAGAATATTCTACTGCATGGAATTATATGACAGAAAAAGAGAAAAAATGGTGCCGAAGCCATTATCTTGACGATCTTCACAGCGGAAATTTTGGTTTCCGTGACGGACATGTTTGCATTTTTGACTATGGATATGTTGGGAAATGCTAATATGAAATATAATATTTATAGAAAAGGCGAAAAGGGTTAGGTCAGCCTAACTCGCGCCGGCCGCCGATTGTATACAGTATACTTTGAATTTAGGGATTGACTTTTAGCAGAAATTCGTATATAATATAAATGTACCAAGGGACGAGAGGAACCCAAGAGAGGCGAACAAAAAAACTTGAAAAAAAGTTTGAAAAACCTCTTGACAAACTCCAAACCCTATGGTATAATAAATACGAACAAAGGGAAGGACACCCTACAAACCAGAAAGGAATTATCACCATGAAGAAGAACACTATGCTGACCCTCGTTGCTTTCCTGAATGGACAGGATGTGGATGTGTCCGAAGCCAAGGCGGAACTGGAAGCCGAACTGGCGAAGGATGCAGAGCGTGCCCAGGTGAAGGGTGCCCTGTACGATTCCGCTAAGGATATCGTGATGGGTGAACTGCGGGTTGCCGAGAAACCCGTGACCATCGGTGAACTGTACGATGCGGTTGCCGATGCTCTGCCCGAAGGTTTCACCAAGGGCATGGTGCAGTACGCCATCACCAAGCGGTGGGCGGACGAAGTGGGCAAGGTTGAGGGCAACCCCAACACCTACTTCGCCAAGTAAGGAGAGGAATAGGGCGCACGGTGGTGCGCCCTATTTCTTTTAACCGCATATTGTATACAGTATCCAGCGCGCCGGCCGAATTTAACAGAATCGTAACAATTTTCTTGTTGACTTTCTACTATATATGTGATATTATATATATGAAAGAGAGGTAATGGGTATGAAGATTTACAAGGCAACCACTGATTATGGTTATGAAGAAAAGTATTTTGTGAATAAACAAAAGGCAGTTGAATATTGCTTACAGTGCTTAGATAAAGCATTTAGTGCCAAATGGGAGCGCAGGGATGCTTGCGAGGTCTATGAGGTTGATTCTTGGGATGAAGCCAAAATGCTTATTCTCGATGATGGCGAAATGGCTTGTGTTAAGGAAGTTGAGGTAATTGAATAATGAAGGTATACATTAAAAATATTTATTACCAACAGACAGTCCGAGATATGCCATTTTTTAAAGCACTTTACCTTCGCTTCTATACATGGTTCTTATATAGAACTAAAAAGACAGAAGAAAGACCTGTTGTTCGTTTTATGATTTAAGGAGGATACCATGACAGACTTTGAAAAGGTTATGCAATTTCTAAATGCTCGCTTTCCCGATGAAATGACTCAGCCCTTTTATATTTTTGAGCATCAAGGTCCTAATATTATATTAGTTTTCCCGCAGAATGATGAATGGTATGATACCATGCTCACTTTCAGTGATGATGGAAAACTGATTGATATTAACGGAGTTAGCGCAGTCTAACTCTGGCCGGCCGAAAATTAGGTGTTGACTTTTTCTATCTCATGTGTTATAATAACACTGTAAAAAGGAAGGGTACCTTACAAACCAGAAAGGTTATGCAATGAAAAATTTGATCTCTTTTAACCCCTATCGTATGAATAAAATTCCTCCTTATGCAATGTTAGAATCTATGGAGGAACGCCTTAGTACTGCAAGCAGAGTGCTTGACAAACTTCGCGAAAAAGAATGTATGAGTAGCAAGCAGTTAGACAATGCTGTTACTGAAATTCTCGGTGAGTCTGGCTTTACTATTCGTCCGTATTTGGATGCTCTTGAAAGTATGGGTTTCATCCGTACTGAAATCCGTTCCGAAGAATATCTTGAAGTCCAAATGGCTTGCGAAGACGAAGGAAAAACGTATCCTACTCATGATCCCAATTGCGTTATCTTCGTTCCTCGGACTTGTTATAACAAGTTACCGAAGCCTTATCTCATTTATAATCCAGTTATCTCCCGTATAGGTGGAGGTATGGAATGGGTAAAAGGTAAGCGTATGATACAGGTTCGCCGTAAATACTACCATTGGGTGGGTTAATCCCACCCTTTGGGCCGGCCGCCTGGACGAAATGGTGGAAAATTTTACCAAATAATCAATTGTTTTTAGGCATGGATGTGATATAATATAATTGTTCCAAGGGGAGCGGGCAAGCGAGTAAGACACATGATCGGCTTCAAATACCTTCCCATGCGGTCACGACCAACGCCCCTCCCAAGTGAACACCCCAAAAAAAGTTTTAAAAAGGGGTTGACAAAAAGCAAATCCTGTGCTATAATAAGGATGTTCCAAGAGGAGAGGATACCACAAAGTGACCATGAGTCACTACCAATGCGGTGGGTGTGGGAACTAAAAACGAACCTCGTCAAGCGCACCTCATAAAAAGTCGTTAGCGAACCTCTTGGAAAACACTTGACATCTTCCACAAAATGTGGTAAGATAAATATGAAAAGAGGAAGGAAAACCTCACAAACCAGAAAGGCAACCCATATGAAGAAAGACACTCTGACCCGTATCTACAACACTCTGAAGGACATCACCTTCATCAACAAGGACGAAGTCCTGGCTGAGCTGACCAAGGAGATCAACAAGGGCGCGGAAGCCAAGGCGAAGAACGCCGAAGCCTACGAGGGTATCCACGATCTGGTGATCGGTGCCCTGAGCGATGCCCCTGCGACCTGTGGCGAAATCTTCGAAGCCATCGAAGCCGAACTGCCCGAGGGCATGACCAAGGGTAAGGTTCAGTACGCCCTGACCCACCTGTGGGACAACGAGATCGTTGTCATCGCGGGCAAGCCGAACACCTATCGGCGCGCCTAAGGCGTAAGGTTTCTAAGGGGTTTTCCCTAAAAGCCCCTTTCCAACATTCCCTAACCCTTTCCTTCCTTTGCCCACCGCAAGGTGGGCCTTTCCTTTATCTACGAGTTAGTTCACACTAACTCGGCCGGCTGATTTAACACTTCTGTAACAATTTTCTTGTTGACTTTTACCCTCCCATCTGTTATAATATACATGAAAGGAAGGTAAGAAACATGAAATACTTCGTAAGAAACAGCTTCGACATTATCGCCACCGCTCTGATTAAAGCGGGTATCAACTGTACAGAATTGTACATGGTCTTCTCTCCCACCGCCATGTGGGTATATATCGCAGGATGCATTGCTAATGGCTTCCTGTCAACTCGAAAAAAATCTAAAATTTATGCTTGACAAATTTCAAAAAATAGTGTATAATTTTTATAGAAACAAGAAAGGAAAGTGATTAGCATGGCTAAGGTAAGCAAGACCGCAGTAGACAAGGACTTGAGAGAAAAAGTTTTTAATGATTTGGGTATGGATGGTACTCCTGTCATTGAACAGGAATTTCAGTATCATAAAATCAATGATCGTCAGTACGGTGTTCTGATCACTGACCTTAATGGTCATCAGCGGTATGTACGCATCGGTGCGATTGTTGCCGAAGAGCGTGAGGACATAACTGCCGAAGAACTGATGCAGTCCGAGATTGATGCCTTTGAGCAGAAACAGGCAGACAAGGCAGAAAAAGCCAAGGCGAAGGAAAAGAAGATCGCCAAGGATAAAGCAAAGCGCGAAGCCGAAAAGGCAAAGGAGGATAAGGAAAATGAGTAAATTGAAAATGTATCGAGAAGCCCTTGTAGAAGTTAATGACAACGGTGAAAAGTATATTAGTCATATCCCGTGGTCAGTCTTTATCTCTGAACGTATTTTGAACTTATTTAAGCAAACTGACTACCAGCGACCTTTCTCTGTCCGCCTTTTAATGCCATGGGAGTGGGAAGTTAGCGCAAGCTAACTTTCGCCGGCCGATTTAATACTTTCGTAACAATTATTATATTGACATTTTAATAGAATGTGATATAATGATAGTGAAAGGAAGGATTCAAAATGACCCAACTTCAAGCAATTCGTAAGTTCGCAGATTATGTGGCACAGACCCATGTAACTCTCTATCGTTCACCCGATGATGATTGGGAAGCCAATCTGTCAGGCACTAAACCTCGCATGGGTATCCCTACTCATTTAATGAAAATTGATAAGGGCGATAGAGAATATCGTGCTTACTTTATTGAGCGTTGTCCTATGGGTCGTGGTTTTGCCCATGTAACCATTTCTATCCTTCACGAAATTGGACACCATTTCAATCGTGAAATCTTTCTATTTGATACCGATATGAAAGAGTATGAAGAATTGAGCGGGTTTGACCACTTTAACTGCCCTTGCGAACGAGTCGCAACTGAATGGGCCTTTGAATGGCTTAAAGATGCAGAGCATCGCAAAGTCGCAAAGCAGTTTGAGCGTGAGTTTTTTAGTCACGCCTAACTGCGCCGGCGCAAATTTCCTATTGACTTTTCCTACATAATATGATATACTATGTATGAACAAAGAAAGGAGTACGTTATGGAAATTGAAATTAATTGGACAGTCCCGTGTTATGTTCTGTTAACTTCCGCAGATGTTGAAAAAATTAGGTCAAAACTCATTGCTCACATGAACGTATATCCAAATTTTAATCATGATGACCTTCGTGAAATTGTTTGGGATTATATTGAAGATCATTATGATTACTCAATTTCCTCTGTCTTTGGGGTAGAGCAGTGTGATGAAGTCTTAAACAAAATTCTCCAAGGATATGGGGTCCAGCTTTCTATGTTCGATAGATTAGGACGAATTATTGATGGGGTCTAACGCGAGTTAGACCCTTTTAACTTTGGCCGGCCAATTCCCTACCAAAATGGTAGGGAATTTTTCTTAGCAAATCTCATCATGAGTTGGCACATTCAGCCATCGTTCGATAATGACTTTCTTTCCTTTATACTTAGGATTAATGAGATAAATATCAAGATTGCTATTATACCAGCCATTCTGCTCATTATAACAAGGCACAAAGAAACTTCTTCCAATTCCACACAGACGAATTCCTTCGCGTCTATAACCAATAGACAGTTCGGAAAAATCGGTATCATATATACCACCTTCATCTTTCAAATGATCCCAGTCCGCATATACAGACTCACAACAGTCCTGAAAATGCACATCCACAAGACAGGTTCCATCACTAAAACGGATGTACCCCTGTTCTCCATCAACGCGCCCAGGATTATTGCCAGGAATATTAATCTCAACAATCTTTCTCATACTAATGCTCCTTTCTCTTTACACTTATATTATACACCTTTTTTCTTAAATGTCAAGAGGAAATTTTTGGCCGGCCAATTTTAGCCGGCCGCGCCCATAGATTCTACCTCCCCAGTATATTATATCACAGCCCTTCACGCAAGTCAACCCCGAAATTGTTACGAAAGTATTACATCGTCGTCGCCTTTAACCGTAGGCGTCGCGCCCGCTTGCAATCACAAGCGCCCTCCATTTTAAGCCGGCCGCAGCCGCTATAAGCTGCGTTCGAGAAGCTGGGTAAGCTGGGCCAAATAAGCTGGGCCGGCGAGCTGGGTGAGCTGGGCGGACGCTCTGAGATTGTGCGCGAATTTTTTCAGAGTATCAATGTTCGGAAGCTGGGTCCACTCGTGAAGCGTAACCGAAATTCGGCCCTAGAAGCTGCGTCTGTATCTCGATGATATCGAGAAGCTGGGTAAGCTGGGAAAGCCGACTTTTCTAGGAAGCTATTTTTTGGAGCAAAATCTGGAATGACCCGGTTTTTTTAAAAAATATGCGATTGTATACAGTATACTGTATACAAATCCAACATTTGACTTTTTACAAAATTTGGTGTATAATTTTTATGTAAGAAAGGAGTATGAGTAGTATGAGAGGTCGTATCGTATACGTAGTTGTTGCAAAAAGTCCTGTTCTAGATCAGATTATAGCAATTGACGCCGTATGTGCTACACAGGAACGCGCCGAGCAGATCGTCCGAGAAATGCAAGCGGAAACCCTGCTATATTCCGACCGCATGTATTGGACTTATGTTCCGACGCTTGAAGAGGAGGAATAACTATGATTACTACCACGTATTACTTCCCGCGCAATTCCATTGGCCGCTATGTGCTCGATAATATCGCGCGCAACGTAGGCTGCTCTGTCGGTAATATCCGTAGGGTGGCTGACACAATTGCTGTGCCGATAACTGCGCCAAAGCGCGAAATTCCAAAGATTAAATCTATACTTCAAATGTACAATTTAATCTAACTAATACTTGACTTTTTCCGAATTTTGGTGTATAATATTTATAGAAAGAGAGAGAAAAAAAGATCTCTTTTCGAATAAATAATTTGTGCGGTTTGCGATCCGCCGTAAATCAAAATCGTGTGTAAAGGAGGATTTATGAAGGTTTCCGAACTCAAGTCCCTAATTGCTGGCATCGAAGGTGCCGTGAATGGTCGTCAGAATAAGACCAATTTTGTTATCGTCCCATGTGAGGATGGTATTGTAAAGATTTCCACCGCTGTGGCAATCGACAAGGATACTAAGACCCATAAGGCTTTTAACATGGAAGCCGCAGTTGCGGAGTATCGTGCCTGGGAAAATGAAACTGCTCTCAAGGCCGTTGAACGTGCTAACAAGCCCGTAAAGGTAAAGGGTCCTAACCCCGAAGCAGAAGCTCGCCGTCAGGCGCTAGATGCTCAGATCGCTGGCCTACCGGCATTTGAGGGCTTCACCGCAACGGATATTATGAACGCTCTAAAGGGTCAGCTTGCTGACAATGTAACCGTAATGGCTATCGGTTCTAGTGCCGGTCGTCTAGTTGAAGCGGGCGTTCTAACCGTTGAAACTCGTAAGGACGAGAAGAATCCTAAGGGTAAGAAGTATTACACTAAGGGTTAACATTTTTCGAAGAGGGCTGACAGTCCCACCGAGGCTCCCTCTTCAACTGTCTAGGTTATCGCAGAAATTTGGCCGCAAATCTAAGGTTTGACTCATTACATCTAATATTTGACAATTTTCCAAATTTCTGTTATAATATATATGTAAGAGGGAGAAAGTTCACCGTTTCACCCACTCCCTCTTATACTTGGGGGTCCCACTAGCTCTGGCTAGTGGGATTTTTTTATGTGCAGATTGTATACAGTATCCAATTTTATATTTATATATATACTACCCCATTATATCATAGCATGATTTCGCGCAAAAGTCAAATATCGGGATTGTATACAGTATCCAGTATTCTGTATACAAGGTGCAATTTCATTTCATTCCAATTGTATACTGTATACAGGCGCAATTTCATTTCAAAATCCCATAACCCCAGCCCGCGAAAAATTTTTTGATTACGCTTCCCAAAATTATCCCCCTTTTTAGACGCATTTGATAAAAATATCAAAAGTACCATAACTAGGGTATTAGCTGTATTAGACGCAACCGCCCTAGTTCTACTTCTTGTTGGATTAGTTAAATTTTCGTATAGTTAAGTATTATTTTGACACGCACAAAATAACCTGTAAATAAGCTGGGCGCATCGAGAATTTATTAGGTAGCTCCCTTAGCAGACGCGATTGCTATATATATATCAAACGCGTCCGAAATGGGGGCGAACGGTTACTTGTTGCTACTTTTTAGTAGCGAGTCAAATATTTGACAAAATAGAATTTTGCGTGCTATAATATAAAAAAGAAAAGAAAATTAAATTTTAATTAATTTTATTTTAATTTAAAAAAATACTTGACAGCTTGTGAAATTTGGCGCAGACCCCCAAATCCTACCCCTCCTTTCCGTGGATGTCTCGATTCCCATCGGGTATATGGGTAGGAGGTTTCGCGTCGGAAGCACATCATTCTTACTTTAATTTCTTACCTTCTTTTTTACTATATTGTATGTGTATTTATTTGAGATTTGGATATTGGGAAAATTTTGGGAGTTGATATATTTTGTTTATTGTGGATACATTTGATAAATTTAGTAAATGGGATAAGGAACATTGCGTTCATAGATTTGAAGCGAATGGTATATAGTACGGTATATACTAGGTAGAATTGGAATGGGGACTGCCAGTTGTGGGTGGTGGAGTTGATGAGGATAGAAGGCCAGAATGGTATAGAACATATGAGACATTAGAGGAAGCTATGGGATATGCGGCGTAGGTGCGGATGTTGAATTAAGCCCGCGCACCTACCAAATATGGACGTGACGCTATAAAATTTTAGCACTCATATACTATATTTTGTATATCCCAGTCTGGTGGACGGGCTCGCGCAGCGAGACCGGACGCCAAAAAGAACGGAGCGAACGGCTAGGACGCCGAAGGCGGCCTAGACGGTGAGTGAAGTGGCACTTATAGTTATAGGTGGAGTACGGCGGTTGCGTCTGATAACGCAATTTCATTTCATTTTCCTTTCTCTTCATATACATATAGAGTACTCGCGCAAAATCCCGAAACTAAACTTAATATTTGACTTTCGCATAAAATTATGGTATATTTTTAGTATAGAGAAATATACCTTATTTTTGTATGGAGGAAATTGCATGAAAGCAGAATATGATTTTAGTCGAATGTTAAGACAGGAAGTTGCCTCGTACCTAGTAGAAAAAGGAATAGCAATAGATCGTGCCGACGATATCGCAATTGCTATTCTTAACAGAGTAAATAGGGGTATTGATAATGTTCTTCGTCAAGCAGAAAGTATGATTAATAGTGATGATGGCTATGTTAGGTGGTAAATATGAAAGACCCATTAGTTGAAGTATTAAGTACTAGATTTAATATATCTAAAGCAGAAGCGTAGG